AGGAAAAGCTATTGCAATGGCAATTGTTTTCGGCTAAAAGGAGTAAATTATGGCAAACCCAAATATAGTATCAGTAACAAGTATTAAAGGTGAATCGGTTGGATATAACCTAACAGCCACTACAACTACAACTTTATTAACAGTTGCTTCAGAAAAAATCGTTAAAGTAAATAGAATTACAGTTGCAAATGTTGATGGAACTAATGCAGCTGATGTCACAATTTCAGTTGTAAAAGCAAATTTCACACCAGATGGTATATCAAACTTTGATACCTCTGGAACTTTTCACTTAGCAAAAACGGTATCGGTTCCGGCTGACGCAACGTTAGTTTTACTTGATACTCCAATTTATTTAATGGAAGGTGATGTACTTAAAGGTGGAGCAGGTGCAGCATCTGATCTAGATTTATTCGTATCATATGAATCGATAGACGACGCATAGGAGGTTTAGATTATGGCTGGAAATGGCGGAATAATTGGACCCCCAAATACAGTGCAAGCTGCACAGTGTATCTCTGCAAAAAAAACCACATTTACATCATCAGGTACTTTTACTGCACAGGCAGATTCTAACGCTGATTTTTTAGTTGTTGGCGGTGGAGGTGGTGGAGCTTATCGTGGAAATGGTGGTGGAGGTGCAGGAGGTTATCGTGCAGCAGGATGTTTTACACCAAGCCCAACACAAGCATCAGCAGTTCCTGTAACATCAGGAACTCCTTATACGATTACAGTTGGTGGGGGTGGTGCTGGTTCAACTGGAACTGGTAATAATGGTGGTGATGGATTTCAAGGAAGTAATTCAGTTTTTTCAACAATAACAGGAGCAGGTGGTGGCGGTGGAACTTATGGTTCTTCAACAGAACCAACTAATACTGGTGGCTCTGGTGGTGGCGGTGCTGGTGGACCATGTTCGGTAGCTGGTGCTGGAAATACACCACCCACAGATCCTCCTCAAGGTAATAATGGTGGTACCGGTCATCCAAGTTATGGTGCTGGTGGTGGCGGTGGAGCTGGCGCTGTTGGTAATAATGCTCCAGGTTCAACTGCTGGAACAGGCGGTGCTGGTATAGCAAATACGATTACAGGTTCTTCAGTTACTTATGGTGGTGGTGGCGGCGGTGCTTCTGAAAATCCAGGAGCAGGAGTTGCTGGTGGATCAGGTGGTGGAGGACAAGGTGGTTCTAGAGCAAATAATGCCGGTTCAGGTACTGCAAATACCGGTGGCGGTGCTGGAGGAGGTGGTTATAACACTCCATCTCAAACCGGAGGTACAGGTGGTTCAGGCATAGTAATTATAAGTGAACCAGCGGTCACAATTCCAAAACAAGCGCCAGGTGTTTGGCAAATGAATACAGTTTTTGATTTCGTAAAAGATGATAATTGGGTAACAAGAACAGCATCAATAGATTACATGGTAGTTGCTGGTGGTGGTTCTGGTGGTTCATTTAGAGGTGGTGGTGGAGGTGCAGGAGGTTATCGTGCATCAGGATTTGGACCAAGTCCATTACAAGGAACAGCATTAAGTTTAGGTTTAGGAACTTTTCCAATAACAGTTGGAGCTGGTGGAGCTGGTGTTACTGGTACTCTACCTGCCGACACTCCAGGATTACCAAAAGGTAATAATGGATCAGATTCAGTTTTTTCAACAATAACATCAACTGGTGGTGGTTCAGGAGGATCACAACAAAGCCCAACTCCGTCAAACCAACCTGGAAATGCAGGTGGATCAGGTGGAGGTGGAGCTACTTCTAATCCAGGAGGAGCAGGAAATACACCAAGTACTAGTCCTGCACAAGGAAATCCAGGAGGAGATGGAGTATCACTTTCAGGATATTATCAAGCAGGTGGAGGTGGTGGAGCTACCGCAGCTGGAAGCGATGGATCAGGTTCTCCAGGCGCTGGAAACGGGGCTGGTGGTCCGGGTGGTGCAGGAGCACCAAACGCAATTACAGGAACAGCAACAACTTATGCTGGCGGTGGGGGTGGTGGATCTGAAATTCCAACTGGAGATAGTCCAGGAACAGGTGGTGCTGGTGGTGGTGGAGCCGCTGGATCAGGTGCTTCTGGATCAGGTACTTCTGGAACAGCTAAT